ATTAAAGTTTGAACAAAATCTCGTTTCAACAGGCGGAAGCAAAAAAGGATTTATAAAAGCTGAGAAAAAAATCACTAAAGAAGCGATGGACAGCTTAAAACGAGCATGGCGGGAGCTTTACTGCAACACAGAAAACAGCGTAATAGTACTCAATGATAATCTTGATTTTAAAGAGGCGAGCAGCACATCTACAGAAATGCAGCTCAATGAAAACAAAACCTCGCTTAATAACTCTATTTTAGACATCTTGGGAGTGCCAATTGATTTTAATTGGGAAACATTTATAAAAACCGCCATTATGCCGATATTGACCGCAATCGAATGTGCTTTAAACCAGGACTTACTTCTTGAACGAGAGAAGAAGTCTTTTTATTTTGCCTTTGACACGAAAGAAATCATCAAAGGCGACATCAAAACAAGATTTGAAGCATACAAAACCGCACTTGATTCAAATCTGATGCAGATAGATGAGTGTAGATATTTAGAAAATTTAGAGCCTTTAGGCCTTAATTTTGTAAAGCTCGGACTTCAAGATGTGCTCTTTAATCCACAGACGAAGGAAATCTACACACCAAACACAAACCAAATTACAAATATAGAAAGGACTGAGGACAACGAGAATAGAAATCAGGAATGACAGCGTACTTTTGGATGGTTACGTGAACGCAGTAGCAAGAGATTCAAAACCGATGCTTGACGAAAACGGAGAAAAGTTTGTTGAACAAATAACACCCAAAGCATTTCAAAGGGCAATTGAAAAAAACAAAGATATTTTGTGCCTTTTAAACCATGAATCAAGCCGAAAACTCGGGTCAACAAAAGAAGGGAACATCGAACTTTTTGAAGACAATATCGGACTTAGAGCGATTTGTGAAATTTCAGACTCAGAGGTGATTGAAAAAGCAAAAAATAATGAACTTCGAGGTTGGAGTTTTGGCTTTGAAGCGGTAAAGGAGCATGAGGAAACAGCAAGAGAAAATTTAAAACGTAGGTTTATTGATGAAATGAATTTATTTGAAGTTTCAATCATTGATGAGCAAAAAATTCCGTGTTATGAAGGCACGAGCATTGAAACAAGAGCAGAAAAGCAAGTAAAAACAGAATACAGAGGTGAAGGGTTTAAGCCAAAAATTATTGACAATTCAAAAAAAGGGACCCCAATTGATTATTCAAAATATGAAAAAATTTTAGAGGAGATGTTAAGTTATGAAATTGAAATATCTAACTGAAAAAAGAGTGGAAAATCAAGAGCAGATGCAAAAAATCTTAAATATGGCAAAATCGGAAAAAAGAGCTTTAAGCGAAGAAGAAATCACAAAATTTAACGAACTAAAGAAGTTAATTAATGAAATCGATGCGACAATCAAGGCTGAGGAAGATTCAAGAAAAATTGACATTGAAGATAAAAAAGAAGTTTCAGAAAAAACCAAAACAAGTGGCAATAAAGAAGTACAAAGTGAAGAACGTGCTTTTACTGAGTACATTGTAAATGGAAAAGAAAGAGCCGACAGTCCCAGAATGTCTTATGGCAGCAATGGAGCGATTGTTCCGACAACAATTGCAAAGAAAATTATAGAAAAGGTAAAGGAGCTTTCCCCTATTTACGAAAAAGTTGAGAAGTTCCATACCAAAGGGACACTTGAAATACCTGTTTATGATGCAGATTTAAGTGCAGACAGCGGTACAGGTAATGTAAATGTTGCATATCAGGGAGACGAATTTACATCACTCGTTGCAGGACAAGGGAAATTTACGTCGGTTGAACTCAAAGGCTATGTACACGGTGCTTTATCAGTCATAAGCCGTAAACTTTTGAACAACACAGACATCAACGTCACAAGTTTTCTTACAAACAAGATTGCGCAGGCTTTTGCGGACTTTTGGGAGCGAGAACTCTTAATAGGTACAGGTTCGGCAAATAATCACATGACAGGTGCAATTTCAACCACAAACTTAGTGGCAACTGGAAATACCACTTACACCGCAGCAAATGCAGCCAAAATTGATAATTTAATTAGTTTGCAGCTTGCAGTTCCTCAGCAGTATCAGAAAAATGCGATGTGGATCATGAATAAAGCCGTTTTCACAGAGCTCAGAAAACTCAAAGACGGAAATGGCAATTATTACATGGCTTACGGAAAAGGCTTAACAGGCGGTTTTGATTGGGAACTACTCGGAAAACCTGTTTATATTTCTGAAAATATGCCTGATGCTTCAACAGCCGGAAATGTTCCTATTCTTTACGGAGATTTTTCGGGAATGGCGATGAAAATCTCGCAAGACTTAGAGATTCAGCTTATGCGTGAAAAATATATCGACAAAAACGCAATTGGAATAGTCGGTTGGGCTGAGTGCGATTCTAAGATTCAAAATAATCAAATGATAGCCGGACTTAAAATGGCAGCATCTGTTTAAAGGGGTGATTCAAAATGAGTTTTAATACGAAAAATTATCAAGACGGAGATAATTTAGTAATCGGCGGTACATTAGTGATTAAAGAGGGTGCCACGCTCAGTGGCTTCCCATGTGCTTCAAATCAATCAGACAGCACAGCCACGACTATTGCTGATTTAAAAAGTGATTTCAATTCTTTACTTTCTAAGCTAAAGACCGCAGGACTTATGGAATCTGACAGTTAAAGGAGATGTATGTTTTGAAGGTTAGCGAAATTACGGTTAAAAATTTAGCCGATTACTTAAAACTAGACTATCAATCACTTTCAGAAGAAGAAATTTTGGAACTTGCAGCATTTTTGAAGGCTTCACAAAGTTTCATTTCAGATTATACAGGTTTGACCCCTACTCAAATTGACAGCCACGAAAGCTTTGTGATTGCAGTCTATGTATTGGTTCAAGATATGTATGACAATCGCACTCTTTATGTCGATAAAAGCAACTTAAATCGAGTTGTAGAAATGATTTTGGGTATGCATTCAGTGAATTTACTTTAGGAGTGACAAATAATGCAAATTAATCCTGGGAACTTTGACAAAAAAATTGAGATAATAAAATTTGAACAGGCAAAGGATTCAGACGGTTTTCCAGAAAACAAAGAAGTAGTTGTACTTAAAACATGGGCACAAGTTACAAACACCAGTGGAACTGAAGTTTTGCGGTCAAATTCAGACTTTTCAGAAGTTAAAACTCGCTTTTTAATGCGTACCCCAAAAGCAGAAATCGCAAAAGATATGATAATTAAGTTTAAGGGTAATGCATACAACATAACTTATATTAACGACTATGGCTATGACAAAAAATATACCGAAATTATTGCAGAGCTGGTGATTAAATAATGGCGCAGTTTAGCTTTTCATTAGACATTGATTCTATATTTCCCAAAGGCTTAAATGATGAAAATTTGGCACTTAATATGGTAAAAGCGGGTCAGGAAGTTATGCAGAAAAGCATTCAAAGTGGAGCTTCAAAACATAAAAGAACAGGCAGTATGGCAAATTCGGTGAAATGTTCCAAACCCACAATTAATCGAAATGGTGATGCAGTTGGGAGAGTCAAGTTTTACGGTAAAGACAAAAACGGTATGCAGAACTGGTACAAGGCGATTTGGATTGAATATGGAACTCGGCATCAAGGAGCTCAGCCCTTCGTCAGAACTGCGATTAAAAGCTGTGAGGGCAGTATCAGGGCAGCGATGGAGAAAATATTTAATCAGAAAGCGAAGTGATAAAAATTAATATAAATCCATTAATCGAAGTAGCTTTTATTGACTTCACAGTTGGCACAAAGCATATTCCGATTTCATTTTTAAATTATACAGGTAAATCAGACACCTATCTTACCTATTACACATGGTATGAAAAACCGGATAATCATTACGACGACGAATATCATGCAGAGATAGTATATGGAACGATTGATATTTTTTCAAAAGGCAATTTCAAAGGTATTTTAAAAC